GGGTCGGTCATGTCAACATCAAATTGATTCATGGCTGCTGATGCAGAGTTTGCAGCACCAACCAAATCACCATCCATAGTTTCTCCCAACTTAGCAACGCTTGTTCCCATCATTTCTAAAGCCTCCGGGCTTTTTGCTATTTCAGGAGTTAGTTTACTAAGTAAAATGGTATATGAGTCTAATGCTGAGGATGCCTCGCCACCAAAATCTTTGGCATTTTTTCTTGCGCGTTCACCAATATCAGTTAAGTCATCGCCAACAACTCCGGTAATAGAT